ACATCATCGACGCCTGCGCCTGCTGCTGCCCGGCAGCTCTTGACGCTCCAGCGCTAAAAAGCCCGCCGACTGCGCTTGTGCCTGCGCCGATCAGAGCCGCTGTAAAAGGGTCCATTTTAATCTCCTGCCGCTTTATAACACGCGGTTTTTGTTACGTCACCACACGGCCGCTGGCGCGGATATTGATGCTGGTAGCTGCGCTGGCAATCGTTGAGATAAAGCTGCCGTTAGACAAGATGTGCCCGACGATTTCGGGGAACGTATAACATTCGCTCGGCTGAAGCGTCTTGGTTTTGACAACCAGATTTTCGTTGCCCGCCGAACCGGCAACAGTCACCAGATTAACGCTGATCGTCGCGGATGAAGCGCTGTAGTTCGTTGCCGTAAATTTGTCGATGATGGTCGTAACTCCAGACGACGTATATTGCGTTGTCTGCGTATCCTCTTGGTTAAAAGCAACGACTTCGTTTCGAAACGATTCAGTAGCCGCCGCGCCTTGACGCACTTCCTTGGCTACTTCAATTTGAAGCATAGGCAGAGCCGTAATGGCGCACATCCATTCGTCGACTTCCTTGCCTGTATTAGGATTCGTCCCACGCAAAAGCGTGAACCACGCGCATTTAAGCTGCACGCAGTCTTTCTTGATAAGAGGGCAAAAAGTCCCGTTTTTTAGCTCCATCAGTTCTTCACCGCTATGATAACGTCTACATACTGAACCGCCAAATTAAGAGCCGTCGTCGTAAGACTGTGCGTGTGCGGATCGCCGCTGCCCGATGACGAGGTTGTGCCGCCTATTGATGTGGTCGTAAACCCGGAGCCCGACGCAATAGCTCCGCCAGCAATAAGCCCGACAGAAGAAAATGTGTGCGTATGCGCAGGTATCTCAGATAGCGTAAGAGCGTGCGCGCCTACAGTCCCTGAGATAGATTGCGAGCTAAACGCAGTCGTGAACGCGACGGAACCGCCCGATCCGGCAGTGCCGGAAACAATACGCAACGCTTTATTATCGTCAGTCGTTGATTTTACCCAGCCTGTTGGCGCAGATGTCTGAACGAACAACATACGCGTGCCCGCCGGCAGCGACGCCCAAGAGCCGGAAAAAGTAGTAAACGTGGCGGTCGCGGGCGTTGTAGCGCCAATAGTAGCGCCGTTTATAGACCCTCCAGAAATGGCCGCGCCGGAAATAGCCGCGCCAGAAATAGTCCCGTTGACAATAGAACTATTGACTATGGACCCGCCAGAAACATATCCGGCGCTCGTAATATTATCAACGACATAGATTTCCACGTCGTTTGAATCCGTCAATTTTATCTTGTAGGCTGACGCAGGCGAAAACCATATATTGCATTCGCCACGGCCGTCCAGAATTATGGGGTTAGAGTTAGCCGACGCCGCAGTAGAATCCGTATACGTCGCCAACGGCGTAGTGGTCCCCGCCGCGTAGGTATATACCCTACCGCCAACAAGAGGCTGTCCGGCAGCGGTAAGAAACTGTGCTTTGGGGGCTGGGCCGAGATTAGCCATTATCGGACAATTCCTATGTTATCGGTCACGGTCAAAATAACAGACGGAATAGCGGGGACGGGAGCCACAGCCGCAGCCGCCGTTATCTGGCAAACTGTGTTGGAAGTAGACCACATAAGCCTGAAATAGTCACCCGCGTTCATATTGAACACAAAATTCCACGCCGCAACGGCGGCGGCATTATTACCAACGAGCGTTATTTTGGTCGCCGTATCGGCTTGCGTTGTGCCATTAATATCAGCCCATATGTAAACATCGTGGGCACTGGCGGACGATTGATCTAACTGCGCCGAGAATTGGAAATTGTAGACCCCCGGTCTGTCCACATACACCCGCGATGTCGGCGAGCCAATGTAAACACCATTGGATAGTTCAGTTGTATTGAACGTAACCGCATAAGCCGTGTTTATGGCCGCTGCCGTTTGTGTGGTTGAGTCTGAAAAGACGCCATAGCGCGTATCGGCGATCTGTGGTGTGTAAGCCGGAGCGACGGCAAGAGCGTCGAGCCCGTTGAACACAGACATCTGTTGCGAAAGCCATTCAGCACTGGGCGGCGTTACGCCGAAAGCCTGAAGAGCATTTTCAATAGAAACTTGCGCCGAGGACCAATTTGGGTCGCCCGGCGTTACATTAAGCGCCTGAAGAGCGTTTTCAACAGACGCTTGCGCGGACGACCAGTTTGGTTCATCCGGCGTTACGCCAATAGCCTGAAGAGCTGAATCAACAAGAGTTTGTTGTGTCGACAAGATAGAATCAGCCGGACCGACCTGCAAATCCGTCAGAGATATTGGGTTGCTGCCCGCTCCAGCCAGATTAAACAGACTGAAAAAAAACAAATACCATTCGCGCGAAATCAGTCCGGTTCTGGGGTCGATAATAGGAACCCGCAGAGCCGGTATCTGCGTAATGTTTAGGGGGCTGCTAGGCATTTGTCGGGCTCAACAAGAGTTCTGCGCCCACAATAGCGATCTTGACTGGATCTGTCCCTGATACCTCATATACGCGATCGCGGATCTTTAGCGTCATGCCAAGACGTCGCCAAATGGTTCTAAAGCCGTATCGGCCAAATTTACCCATAGATTTCCAATGTTCGCTAGACCAAGTATGGCCGCCATCGTCAGACCAACGAAGCATGACTTGTGGATTAGCACCAACTACCATGGCAAAATTCAATAAAAGATTATCCCCGGATTCGGTCGTAATTAACGGGCCAAATTCGGACGCCAATAGATCAATAATAACCGTATTAAAGTCGTATCCGTCTAATCCAACGCCTGTCTCGCAATCTAATTGCAGACTATGTTGCGTCGTGCGCCTAAGATCATTCTGTCCTGTCGGAAGCGCGCGCCAGCGCCGAAGCCATTTTTGGACATCGCCGTTGTCTGTATACATGTTCATATCAAATGCGTATATGTTGCCGTTCTTATAGTCGCCGACAACTATCTCATCATTAAACGCCATCTGGCAATTACTACGGTGGCGTGTAAATTCGCTATATTCCCACCCGGCGCGCTCATGCCACGCGCCTGTCGCTACGTCATAAACCCAAGTTGTATTGGCAGTCGGGAATATCAAAACGTAGAACGAATGACCATCCTGTTGATAAGTATAGCCAATAGCATCTGAGATGTTCGAATATTGTTGTATTTGCCATTCAACGGCATGAGTGCTGATACGTTTTCCAGTATAGCCTTCCGCTCGGTAGACAATACCCTTACCGCGAGCATCAGCACCAAGCCAAAAAAGGCCGTTATCAAGTTTGGCTACAGAATAGGTAGCCGCGCAACCAATTTCATTGAATGCACCCTGAATACGTGCGAGCGGAAAATCCTGAAGACCTGCGTTATACCAGACCTCGACTGAGTTTGTGCCAAAAAGCCAGACTTCACGATGGTCTACAATTAGTGACACAAGACCGTCAGGCGAACCTTCTGCGCTGGCAAAATCTAATGGATCTATAGACAGACCGTCTAATAAAGACGTGACCCAAAATCTCTGGCTATTGGGCTCAGTAAAAACAAAGTATCCGTCGATATATCCGACAGTTACCGCGCCGGGGAAATCAGGGTCGGTTATTTGAGTAAACGCATCCGTAATCAGATTATATATGTAGCTTGGGCCATTACAGGCGATAAACAACTGCGTCCCGTTATCAACCATGCTAACAGGGCCAGACCCAGAAACAGTGCCTTTTATTGTTGGGTTCCAAGATGAATCTATGCGGTATAATTTATCGCCAGAAACTACGAACCCATACCCGCCATAGGTCCAAAGTCCGCGAATAGGCCCAGTGCCAACAGCTTGTAAGAACCGTAAGCCGGGCGCGCGCATAAGATACGCAGGCTCTTTGCCACCTTCAGGCACAATCTCAGGGTAAAGGTTCACCATACGGTTATCCGCAGCATTAATGCTGCGAGTAACGTATGATGAGCCTAAGCTCGGCGTTTTCATCAGGCAACAACCGCCCCGTAGATGCCAATAACGGCCCAACCGCCAGTAAAAAATTGCATGGTGACTGAATCACCAATATCGTTGAACGTAATAGTAGTCCATGTGCCTGCTGTGCTTGTGGGAGTCAGAATACCCGTATCCGCACCTGCCCCCTCAGCGACATAAGCAATCGTCTTGATCTGTCCAACTGCGCCGTCAGCCAAAGTCAATGCATCGCCCGTCCCCGTCGAAGTAAACGCCGTAGACAGAGTAACAAGATCGACTGCGCCGGGGCCGGATAATGATTGAACACCACCAATGACGCCAGTGGTAAAAGTTTGAAGTCCTGTAAATGTTTGAGCCGCATCCGTCCGCGCAATCGTCGCGTTTGTGGTCGGAAACGTCATAACTGTCGCGTCAGTGCCCGCCAACGTCAGTGAGTTATTGATAGTAAGCGTCTTGGCGTCTACGCCGGCTAACGTCAGTGAGTTATTGACAGTCAGCGTTTTGGCGTCTACGCCGGCTAACGTCAGTGAGTTATTGACAGTCAGCGTTTTGGCGTCTACGCCAGCCAGCGTTAGAGAGCTATTAGCCGTGAGCGTTTTAGCATTGGCAATAGTAAGCGTCGCCGAAGTGGCAGGTGCTGTTATGGCCACCTTATTAACGCTAGTCGCCGTGGCCACACCTAAAATCGGCGTTACTAGAGTAGGCGATGTAGCAAAAACATTTGCCCCTGTGCCGGTTTCGTCTGTAAGCGCGGAGGCTAAATTAGCCGATGTCGGTGTCTGTAAGAACGTCGCAACATTTGTGCCCAATGACGTGACGCCCGTGCCGCCGCGACTAGTCGGAAGCGTGCCATAAGTGCCAGCGTCAATAGGCAAACCTGTGCAGTTAGTCAGCGTGCCCGCTGACGGCGTGCCAATATTAGGATTTGTCAGCGTAACGCCGGTAAGAAATGTAGTTTTGGTCGCCTGCTGAGTAATATCACCTTGAACGACAGGAAGAACAGCGATGTCGGCGACACTAGTGGCGACAGGAAGATCGGCGATCTTAACGGTAGACATTAATAGTTCCCCGCGTAAATGTTATAGCGTTGACGTGTTCCGACGATGCTATATGGCAATGCCATAATATCGTCTGGGTTGTTGATTCTCTTGAGGTTTCGCTTGCTATACATAGCAATCCGTTGAACTTGCGCAGATGGCTCGACACCAAATTCGGGAGCCATTTCACAGGCCAGATTATATCTGAAGGCACGAAGA